TACACTGTCTATTGTTGGAATTGTAAAGCTTGTGCTATCGTCATTGTGAACCTTTAATCTCCAAGGATCTCCTGCCTCATCTGATTTAAGGACTGTAATTTCTCCTTCTGCACCAGTAAATGTTGTATGTTCAGCAGCAGTTCCTCTCCTAAATTGTATACTTACTCCCATTATCTCCTCACTATCATTCTATTTAAGTTTATCCCACCAGTTATGGAAGCAGGGTTTAATGGTTCAACACGATGAGCATCTGCTATAAGTTGCATTTTCTTATTCATAAAGTATCCACTCTTCTCAACATTCCTTAAATCATGCTCCTTTAGATATGCTCTTTCCAATGTTCCATACGTAAGGGCATCTACCCATACTGGATCTATATCACATGTCGTTTTGTAATCAGTTGATACAATACCAAATGTATCTTCACCATTACTAATAGATTCTCCATCAGAATCAAAAGTCAATGAAATACCTGCATCATCTACCAATGCTGTTGAAGTTCCCACAATCCAACCTTGTAGGGTTGTTACTATTGTTCTTACTACAGGACTAGAAGGAGCTGTCGTATCTGTATACTGATATGGAACCTCATCACTCATTCTGGGTGGACGGGATGTGCCTGTTAGTTTTAATGTTGCTTCTTCAATTGGTATAGGCCATACAGTTATAATACCAGAAGACCTCTGGTCAATTATAAGTGCTTGCGGTGTACCTGTAACAGTTGTCCAATCTTCTACATAATTCCATAATGGATTACCAAATATCTGTGTTACAGAATACTCACCTTCCTTCGTGGTAGCTGGGAGCCTTCCCTCTGAAGAAAGCTTTTTCATTTCAGAGGTTGTAACAACTGGTAACTCTCTACCACTTAATGAACCTCCACTTATATCCATAAGCGTAGAAGGAAGTGCTACCTTATAATTAGTAGCACTAATAACTACATCACTATCTTCTACAGGTAACCTAATAGTCCTTACAAGATCTAAAACTGCATCATGAATATAATTATTTAATTCAGTCTTAGTCCAACGGATATATTCTGTATCCTGAAGAACAGTTGTTGCCCTTGATCTAATATCAACTAAATCAATCATGCAACTTCAACTCTTTCTAACTGTGCATTAACCTTATCCTTATCAACATTAGATGAATCAGGAGTTTTCAATACCTGTACGTTATATCTACAAACATCATAGCCAATCAATGGTGCACCTTCCTGTGTCTGATGATACTTTCTCTCAACTGCATCCATAAGTACACTAAAATGACCCGGAGGTATAGCCCTGCGAGAATTTCTAGGGAACCTTAATACCCAGTCATTCCATGTCACAGTAACTGGCCCCATCTGAGATGGATCATCTCCATATCCAATTACTACAACTCCCCAACCCGGAGGCGTTTTTAAATCCTTACCAACTTCCAGAGCTACATCCTTCTGGAAAGAACTATGCACAGACACTTTTTTCCTTCGTCCTGAATCATACATTGGATTATTAAGATCGTGTCCATATTCCCCTACTGGAAGTAATCCTCCTGCTAATTCACCACTCATATCATTGCTCTCGTTTTAATAAAAAAAATAATTCTGCCAGAAGTAGGAGGATCATCCCCCCTTAACCTGACTGTTAATCGGATCGTTTTATTAGACCCGTCCGGTGGAAGAAACATGGAATCTGGACGCTGCTGAAACGAATATGGTTCCTGCGGCAACCCAACCCATTTTAAATATAATTCCTTTTCTTCCTTTACTCTACTCACCCTCCCTACACATATATCTGCTGCTACACCCAAGAATGGTTCAGTCAATACAACTGATATTCTTTCCGGCAAAGTATTCGGATAAAGATAGTGATCAAAGTAAGCATTGGTAATCAGAGTATCATTGCCACCATCGAAACTCTGATGGTTAATTTCAATTATACTCGTTTCCCTTATTGCTTCTGAGACAGGGGCAGGCGGAACCCACCCCTGAAATCGTTGTGTCATTCACCTCTATTAACTAATAGTAGATGCTCCACACTCGATACGATAGAGCCAGTCTTCATTGAGGATCTGGCAAGCATACCAGCTCTTCCATCCAACTGAACCCGATTGTCCCAAAGGATCAGTAACTGCCGGTTGTGGCATTACGACCTTAGGAATCACAGCATCATAACCAGAGAGTGATACACACCCTATGCATTCTGCTGAGAAAATAACAACAGGATATACTTCAAAATTAGTCCCTGATGGTTCATATTTCAAAGTAGTAGCACTACCATGTGACGCACCATACTCATCAGCATCACCTGCACCAACTTCACCAAAGTTACTTGCATCTGCTGCTCCAGTAGTAGTTGTTGCACCAAATACCTGACCAGTGTGACCGGGTGCATAACTAGCTCCCTGTGTCGCAGTAATGTCAGTAGATACTATGGCTGTTCCATCTGGAAGCTTACCAAACGGAGCTGCTTGAGTTGTAAGTACGAATCTAATCACACCAACACTTCCGAGTTCTCCCGGCAACATTTGCTGACCATTGTTACTGTACTTAACATAAGGGATGAAGCCCGGAAGCTTCTCAATATCCTTACGTAAATCAGTATGACCTACAGCAACATATGCTTCAGGTACTGGTTCAGTGTTATATTTGGGAGATGGAGTCATCTGCTTCGCAATCTTGCGAGCTTCATTATACTCCAGTGTACGGACTGCCGTATCAAGAAGACTGGTAGATTGTCCTGAGGCTGCATCGCCAACAGTTCCACCAATCTCTGCATCTACTGTTGCCCGTGAAGTACCACCAGCATATGCTGCCTGAGTACCTGAACGTGCATGTAGAAACGTGATAAAGTCCATCAGCTCGGCAGCCTGAATTGATTGCCGTTCTGTGACTTGCTGAATAATAGGATCAGTCGCTGCTGCAACCAGAACATCAGTAGTGGCAACGTATGAACCATATTGATTCAACTTTACCTTGATGATTGTCTGGAGCAACGTATCGGCTGGCGGCTTAACACCTTCAGCCAATGGAACGAGAGGTAGAGCGAATTTTTCAAAACGCTTCCATCTAACCTCCAGCCCCTCTTTCTGAGCCTTTGTTTCCTTCTGAGCAAATCGAGCCATTATCATGGATCGTTTCGCTATTGATAAAAATTTCTTCTGGATCTTAAATGCTTCCGTCTCATCGAGGGAACCATATTTCATGGTTCCAGCCATGCTACTTACACCCGTAGCACCTCTGTTAGCATTAGACCCACCTGAAGTCCAAGTTGTAGCCATTATCTTACTCTATTATATTGTTAAAAATTTTAGTTAATGTAGAGCAAGAACAGGATTATCAATCAGGCATTGCGTTGTATAACGCTTCGCCTGTAAGTCCCTGTGTAGGATCTGAAGTTGTGGCCTGAGGTTGTGAAGACCCCATTAACTGAGAGGCTTGCTGCCTTCTCTGATCTTGCCGATCATTCCCAGTATATAGCTGATCACCTTGTGCACCTATGAATAACTGTATCACCTGTGCTTTTGCCTCATTATCACCTTGAGTCATACCCAACCTACGCATTGAATCTTCATTCACCCAGTCTATAAAGGCTCTATCATCTTCAATTGCAGGCCATATTCCGAACCCAAGTTTGCCATCAAAATACGATTGTTGCGATATTGCATCATACTTCTGATTCAATGAACTTATCGGTTCCTCGTATTTATGTTCTACATACCTATTGATCCTGTCTTCTACATCATCTAATTGTTGTGTTTTAAATTGATTTATTTGCCGCCTGACCATTCGCTCTGCCAACTTCTCTGAAGTTTTCATAACTTCAGGGAAATCTTCCATTACTCTTTGGTCATCATCAGATAAAAAGTTTTCATCAGAATAGGGATCAGGTTTTTGAGTTTGTAAATTAATTTCTGATTCACGTTCAAGAACTGCAAGCCTAGCTCGCAAGTCCTGATTTTCCGCATCCTTTTCTTTTTGTGCACTAAAGGCACGATCTGCATGTGGCCTTAGGTCTTCATAACTTTTTGTTACTGAATTTAGTTTCTGATTTAATTCGGCAATCTCATCATCTCTTGCCCCTTGATCAATTGCTTGAGATTCAAGCATTTCTCCCTCAGGAGGTGCTTCATCTTGCATATGTCACTCTTCGTTATGGTTTAGTACGTTTCGGATAAAATTATCAAGGTCAAGTATATTCCTGATTTCTTTAATTTCACCAATCAGTACGTTAAAGGAGGCTACTTCCTTTCCGTCATAGAGGGGCTTCTCAATGAGTCTATCCTCTTTCCGTCTAAGTCTGTCCTCAAAAAATTTAGATAGCTGGTTCCATCTGGGGTCTTCCCTCAGTGTTAGGAGGTGCTCCAGCTTCTCCCTGTCCAGCACCTTGTGCTGCCTGTTCTTCTTGTTGATTTCGAACATTCTGTTGTTGTTGCTGTTGCTGCTGTGCCTGCTGTTGTTCCTGTTGTTGCTTTTGCATTTCCTCTAATAATAATAAGGATGTTTGCTGCAACAAATCAGGCAGATTATCAGACAACATTAAATCCCCTTCTTTTATTTTAGCCAGCCGTTCCTGTATAATCCCTTTTCTTATATCTGCGGCTACAGCTTTCTTCTCATCTACAAGTGCTTTGTCTTCATAATTCTGGTTTTCCAGTTCCATCTGCTGTTGCACCTGTTCAATCGTAGATGCTTTCTCCTGTTGAGCATCCTCGGCAACTTCATTCTCAGATTTTATTAATCCATCTATTTCTAATCCTAACCCTGCTTTTAATGGAACGGCAAGTTTTTCAAAATTAAATCTGTTCCTCATCTCAGGAACCTGACCTACAACCTGTATTAACTGTAACACCTGTTGTATCGTAACTTCCTTTGCCATGAAGGTATCATAGCTTTTTGCCTGACAAAGAAAATCTCCCTTAATGGACATGTCATCTGAATCTGCCATTAACCAATGATATATGGCAGACACATTTGCATTAACCAGACTATTGAGCGATCTTACTACACCTGTAGTTAACTTGTTCTGGTTCTCATTCAAGATCTGCATCCCGGTAGCAGTCTTAGTCTGGTACTGTGCTCCAGTACCCATGCCTATAGGTGTCTGTCCTGAAGATAAATCTGTATTCCTTTCTACTATCCTAAGTAAGTCTACAAGTCCACTTGTTACATCTGGAACTATTACTGGTCTGAAGGCATCATTTACACTTTCTCCAGTCTTCATCCTGAAGATCTTACCCGGAAAAACATCATAGAAGTCATCCTGTGTACTGTCAAAAGCATTAGGATTTATCGCAAACATTGGCTGCGATGACATTGTCTTTCCTTCAACGATCATTCCATATATAAAATTAACCATAGATTGATCGTCACGGATAGCTTCGTATATACCACTACCC